CTACGTTCAACACTTCGTTCAACACCAGCGCGTCAACGACAACGGCGTTCAACACGACTACTACGTTCAACACGAGTAAGAATACAACCACTAGCTTCAATACGTCGTTCAACACGGCCTTCGCTACGTTGACGAGTAGATCTACGGTAACTTCATTTAATACGGTCAGGGCCACAAGTAGAACCACTACGTACACGACCTCCTTCAACACGTTAGTTTTTGACGGTAAATCCACTACTACCGTCTTAACCAGCAGGTCTACGTCACGTACAACCTCGTTCAATACTACGTTTGGGACTAGTAAAAACACTACGACTTCCTTTAATACTACGACCTCAAGAGTCACAAGTCGGGCGACATCTAGGGCAACACTGACTACATTCGCAACTAGTAAGGCCACAGCGACTAGCAAAGCTACAACTACGACGTTTTTGACTAGTTTATCTACCAGTGCGTCAACTACGACAGTGTTCAACACTCTTACCAGTTTTGCCACAGCTACAAGCGCGTTAACCACAACAACATTTAATACTACGGCTAACACTACAACAACATTCAATACAACGACGACATTCAATACGAACACTGTTATATTCGAGCGACTAACGGCTACCGGCAACCAAACCGAAGTTGCGTCTGGTAGCGCACACAACGCTAGATATTGGGATGGATCGCAGTGGACGGAAGTGTAGAGAAAGAGCTAGAGGCTATAAACAAGCGCATAGAAACGATGCTTGACATAGTGCTGGAGCATTTTGGGGATTCAGAAGATAGGTTCGATGCCCTAGAAGAGAAGCTGGCTAGTCTAGTAGAGGAGGCAAAGTAGATGCCGCTTCAGGTATTAGCCAGAAAAGATGAGCTAGGCAACAATGCTTCTCACTTCTTCAAAAGCGGCAACGTTTTGAGAAACCCTAAGTGCTCTTCACTCGGGGCCGCAAAACTATTACCCCCTAGAGGTCTGTATAAAACAAATCTTGAGTATGATTTGTGGTATGACATGGGGGGTACGGAGTCGATACATGGGTATGTCTATACGGACGCTTTGAGTGACTACCTATATATTAGACCCGCAAACAGCTATTTTTCAGATAAGGCAATGTTCACCAGCCTCAAACCAACTTCTTCTGGTTATGGAGAAAGGTTAGTAGACGAGATGGGGGCAGGTATTCCCGATAAGTACCGGCTAAAGCGTTTCTCATCAAAGCATCGGTTCGTCATATTTCTGCCGGGAACAAACTGTATACAAGAAGCACTTGACTGGGATAAAGCTAAGGCCGCAGTAGCGCAAGGCGCTGTAGTGAAGCCTCATCCTATCAGCAGTATGTCATTACTGATTCACCTTAACAGAGTGTTCGGTGCAGAAAACGTGTTAGATAGAAGAGACTCAGGGCACGACCTTATGAACGGTGCGGATATTGTCGGCTGCTGCGTAAATAGTGAAATGGGCATAGCTGCTATTGCGGCAGGGAAAGGGTTTCATATATTTTCAGATCTAAAAAATAAGAAACATTTTAGCTACACGAGCGTTTACAGAGCTGTTCTAAGTGGCGGGAGTTACAGAGAGAACCTGATAAAAGTGCTTGATAGCCCTTCTAGCGGTATGATTCACGGCAAAAGCGAAGACGCCTTAGACCGTATCGCTTCTTTTTTCAACCAGTTTTCGGAGGTTCCTCACGTTGAACCCAAAAATACTAATTCGTGAAAACGCTTGGAGCGCTATCACAGTAGACTCTATCAAGGCGAACATGCCCGATTGGGAGCCTGTTTTGGTGAAGCGAGATGCCGCAGGTGTGATCGCTACTGCACTTAACAATGCTGACGGCATTACGATGTGTGTCCGTGGGGGTGTTGTCCTTGATATTAAGAACGATGACTTACCATCTGACGAAAAACTGTCCGCATTTCATATAGCCCTAGCGAAACGCGGTGTCTATGTAGACAACCCTAACCACGACAAAATATACGGCCTTGCCGGGGCAAATATCACGCACGGTACTTGGGATTTGGATGTCATCATAGTTAACCCAGCTATGTGGGATTCTGCCCCAGAGCAAGATGCAAGGGCATTGCGCGACAAGAAGATATTGAAGATGCCCCGCTATATGAACCACAGGGTAGATCGGATAGCGGAGAGAGTGTTGCCCGCTTCAGAGTTGGCGCGGTATGGCGTATTGGGGCACGCGGCTAGTGTCTTAAATTATGTTGGTGTTCTGGATCATGGGCTGTATGGGGCCGCACGGTATGCGTATGCGCTAGATCGCATTGCACCTTTTACCAGTAATTTGAGTGTAGAGAAGAAGGCTCAAGCAGAGGCGTACATATCCCGGTGCGAGCCACAGTCTAAGTTTATTAAGGCTTTAGCGGAGAGTAACTAATGGCATTGGTACGTACACGTATATTTTCTATCGTAGACGCTGAGTTTGATCGTGGGTTCGATGGTTCTATCTCCCGAATGACTGACCCGGTTACCGGTACATTTCCTTTTGCAGAGTTAGGGCTTACGACGTACGAAGAGCAGAAAGCCCATCTCAGGCAATTCTGCGAAAATAAGATCGCTTCACCTAACGCATTTTGCTTCAAAACAGAAGAAGACGGTTTACTGCTTACCTTAGTTTTTGGTCTGGTGACTAACGGCACGTTAGATCTATGGTGCTGGTTAGGTGCGGATGACGCTAATGGCAGTAGAAACTACGTCTATGACAAAGCTAACGTAATTGGTTTCCACACATGGCTAAAAGAACAAGGCATCACATCAATTACTAGCCACATCACTGAGAAAGGGACTCGCCTGAAAGATTTTACCGATAATGGTAACGCGCAAATTAGTGATGTTAGTGGTGACTGGGGTATATCAGAAACCTCACCCACAAGCGACGAAGATAAAGCTAAACTAGGTATCTCTGATTACAGCACCAGAACCTTAACAATGAACAGCAACGCAAACATACCTACAAACACTGACTAAAGGAAAGACTATGAACATAGAGGTCGAAACTGTAACTATAAACGATAAGGAATACCGTCTGGACTCCTTATCCGAGGAAGCGCAGACGCTTTTTGCTTTGCACATGGAAGCAGAGCAGTTACGAGATGAGGCGGCTAGGAAGGCAGCAATACACCAAGCCGCTGTTGCAAGCCTTGCAGATGCGTTTACTGAAGCGGTGCTCGGCAATGTATCCGATAGTGAAGTCGAATCTGACGGCACAGTAACTCCGATAAGATAACAGGTAGTAGGTAGGAACAGATGACCCCAACAGAAAAAGCCATAGCGAAGATTGAGGCGCATGAGAGGGAGTGTACTCTCCGCTACGAAGGTATTGAACAGCGACTACAGGCAGGCGAAAAACGTTTTGATCGCCTAGAAGTAATGATCTGGGGGGTCTATGTTACGGTTATTGTGGCTGTAGCCGTACCCCAAATTTTGCACTAGCGCATGATAATTGAGTCGGTAGCAGCCGCCAGTGCGATCTTAAGCTCTATCAATGGTCTGATTAAGCAGGTCAACGAGACTGGTTCTGGCGCTCAACAGCTTATGGGCACCATCTCCGACTTCGGTGAGGCGCTGACCAACTTTGAGATCGAGCGCAAGTCCAGCACCTTCAAGCCTCTATCGCAGAACGATCTGTTCAAGATCACCCAGCTCCGCAAGCAGCAAGAGCGTTACTGGAAGGACATCCACGATTTGCTGGTGGCGCTCGACCCTGAGCTGTTGGAGGACTTCGAGCGAGCCAAGGCAGAGCAGGAAGTAGCGCGACAGAAGCACATGGCGATGCTGGCGAAGAAGCGCAAAGAGCGAGAGAAGCTGAAGCAGCAGATCACAGTGGGGTTGGGTGTCTTCATCGTCGGCGGAGGTATCTCTGTGGGCCTTATCTATTTAGTTATTAGGATGTTTGCATAATGAGTACAGAAATTTCGTCCATCAGCCGCGTAGGTACTACAGAACCGTTTGAGCTTCAGATTGCTAGAGGGCAAGTAGCTTGGCATTACCCGCAGTTTAAGTTCGGCTTTAACCCAGATGTGGACGATAGCTTAGAAACCGTATGGGCCGAAGGCGGGCTGTATAGCTACATCGAAACCGCTACGGTGCTGAAAGTATCCAGTTCTTCCACGAATGACACCGCCGCAGGCACAGGTGCGCGTACCGTCACCTTATTCGGTTTAGACGCTAACTACGAAGAAATCGGCGAAACGGTAACGCTGAACGGGCAAACCGCTGTCAACAGCACAAAAACGTACCTCCGCATCAACCGTATGGTAGTGAATACTGCCGGATCTGGTGGACAAAACGCGGGAGTCATCTATGCAGGTACGGGCACCGTAACAACTGGCGTCCCCGCTAATAAGTACGCAACGATTGCTGTAGGTGATAATCAGACGCTTATGGCGCTGTGGACAGTTCCGGCAGACCATACAGCCTACTTACTAAAGAAAGACGTTGATGTTGCTACAACGCAGAACAATAAATACGCAACCATTAACCTAGTTGCGCGACCTTTTGGCGGAGTATTTCAAATCAAAGATAAGAGCGTTATTGATAGCGGTGCGCTGAATCAGACTTACAGCATCCCTCTCAAGTTTGAAGAGAAGACGGACTTAGAAGTTCGCTGTATAGGCGATTCCGCTGGTGCCGACATAGCCATATCGGCAAGCCTTGACATTATCTACATACGAAACGGCGACTCCCTGTGAACACAAAACGGCTAAAAACCTTGGGACTAATATGAAATTTGCAGCTATAAAAAACATTGTCGGGGGGCTAGCCCCTACACTGGGACAAGCTCTAGGCGGCCCTCTAGGGGGTACAGCGGCTTCTGTAATCGCATCAGTGCTTGGCTGTGACCCTGAGCCAAAGGCATTAGAAAAAGCGGTGCAGAACGCTACACCCGAACAACTGGCAGAAATCAAAAAAGCAGAACTAGACTTTGAAGTTCGTATGAAGGAACTAGATGTTGATGTGTTCGCCCTCCAGACTGCCGATACGCAGGATGCGCGTAAGAGGTTTAGTGGTGACTGGACTGCACGGCTAATCGCCGTAATGTGTGTACTGTTTTTCGGTAGCTATATATTTATGGTGACGATACAGGAACCCAACCAAAATTCAGACGCCGTAATCAATCTGGTCTTGGGCTACTTGGGGGGTATTGTCAGTAGTATCATCAGCTTCTACTTCGGCGCATCGCAATCTGATGGGGGTAAGAATGAGTGATCTAGTCGAGATGGTAAAACGCCATGAGGGCGTAAAATCTCACGTCTACAAGTGTACTCAAGGGTACGAGACTATCGGCGTAGGGCGAAATATCTCAGAATCTGGCCTTGGGCTGTCTGATGACGAGATAGACTACTTACTACATAACGACTTAGAGCGTTGTGATGCAGAGCTAACCAAAGCGTACGAGTGGTACAGTGAGCTGGATAAACCTAGACGAGACGCGATGGTCGATATATGTTTCAATCTGGGTATCACGCGGTTGCGCGGATTCGTCAAAGCTCTGGAAGCTATGTCCCGGCAGCAATTTGACATCGCCGCTGATGAGTTCATGGATAGCAAGTGGGCTACGCAGGTCGGCTATCGTGCCGAAGAGGTGACAGAGATGATCCGCACAGGTGTGTATAAGTAATGGCTTTACGTAAGCTAGTGTTCAATCCCGGCGTAAATCGTGAAAACACGCGCTACGCCAACGAGGATGGCTGGTTTGACTGCGATAAGGTCAGGTTTAGGAGTGGGCTACCGGAAAAGATCGGTGGTTGGGAGCGCATATCCGATAACACCTTTTTGGGTGTAGCTCGAACACTGTTTAACTGGGTTACTTTGGGTAACCAGAATCTGCTAGGTGTAGGCACCAACCTAAAGTTCTACATTGAAAAAGGTGGTGTGTACTTTGACGTAACGCCCGAACGCACGCCATCTGGCGTATCTCTCACCGACCCTTTCACGACCGTTCTTGGCTCTACCACGGTCACTGTTACAGATGCTGCTGGGGGGTACATAAATGGTGACTTCGTTACGTTCAGCGGCGCATCTGCTGTAGGAGGACTTACACTAAACGGTGAGTTCGAGTTAACGTATTCTACCGGTAACAGCTATACCATCGAAGCGTCAGAAGCGGCTACATCATCCGCTACTGGTGGAGGCTCTGTAACAGCAAAGTACCAGATAAACGTCGGCCCTGAAACTGAAGTGCCTGTAGTGGGTTGGGGTGCAGCGGGCTGGAACGAAGGTGCGTACGGCGAAGGCGGTACATCTACAGACTCTCTTAGACTGTGGAGCCAATCCAACTTTGGTGAAGACCTTGTGTTCGGCCCCCGCACTGGAGCACTTTATTATTGGGACGCTTCTGTAGGGCTAGACACACGCGCTGTAAACGCCACTACATTGTCGGGGGCGTCTAATGTGCCCACTGTACAAAACTTTATCTTGGTATCTGATGTCAGCCGATTTGTGTTCTGTTTTGGCGCGAACACGCTGGGTACCTCAACACAAGACCCAATGCTTATTCGTTGGTCAGATCAAGAAGACATTACAAATTGGACGCCAGCAGCCACTAATCAAGCGGGTGACCTACGACTTTCTAAAGGGTCAGAAATTGTTACCGCAATACAGTCACGTCAAGAAATTTTGGTATGGACGGACTCCGCCCTGTATTCGTTGCAGTATCTAGGCGGAACTGCTGTATGGGGGTCTCAGCTACTTGGGGATAACATCTCTATAGCTTCTCAAAACGCTGCGGCTTTTGCGGACGATGTAACGTACTGGATGGGCGTAGATTCTTTCTACATGTACGAT